CATCGTGAGTTTTCTGGCTGACGTCGATCCGATGAATTCCAGCCGCTATCTGGTGCCCGCGTTCTGCACGCTCGAACCGCTGCCCGAGCGTGCGCCACGTACGTGGCCGTTCTGGCGCAACGACAAATGGGAGATGCTGCCGGACTATCGCGGCGTGCGCCTCTATCGCACCGAGTCCGGCGCAGTGGCTGAGATCACGGTCGCCGGAGTGACGCCGGACGAGGTGGGACTGACCGAAGTCCCGCGCCCGTCCGATGCGCATGTGTGGCGTGATGGTGCATGGGCGATCGACGAAGAGATCGTTGCAGGCAGGGTTCGCGAATCGGCGATGAACGACTTCTTCGCGAGACTGGAGAAGGCGCGCAAGCAGAATCTCGGCAAGTCGGACGCGCGCGTGACGGGGCGGCTGTCGGATCTCGAAGCGGCAACGTTCGATGCGTGGACTGACTATCAGGTCGCACTGGTGCGTGTTGTCGAGTCGCCGGATTTTCCGGCGCAGATCGCGTGGCCGGATGAACCCGATCCGGATGCCATTCTCGCGAAGGTGCAGGCCGAGCGGGCGGAGAAAGCGGCTCGCGACGCCGACGAAGCTGCGAAGCGCGAAGCGGAGGCGAAGCAGGCCGAAGCAGATCGCGCGGCAGCAGAGGCTGCGACGCCGACTCATGTCGACGACGCTGAACCGCTGCCGGAGTCGGGCGAGACCGCCAAAAAGTAACTTTGCCGACGCCACTCGTCCGGGTGGCGTCGTTTCGTTTCAAGCCGCTCCGATGAGCGGCTTTTTTATTTCCGGAGATCCGCATGGCAGCGACTTCCTTTTTCCACGGCATCACGACGACCATCGTCGACAGCGGCCCGCGCACAATCGCGGTGCCGTCGTCGTCGGTCGTTGGTATGGCCGACACCTACACGCCCGGTCCCGATCTGGCACAGCCGAACGTCCCCGTCCAACTGACCAGCTACGGCGAGGCGGTTCGTGCGTTTGGCGAAAACAGCGCGATCGCGCGGGCTGCCCGCGCGATCTACGCGCAGAGTAGCGCGGTTGTGATTGCGGTTGGCGTGCCGGCAGCGGCGGACGCGGCGCAGCTCACGTCGGCGATCATCGGTGGTGTCTCGGCCGGTGGCGCACGCACGGGCATGCAGGCGCTGCTCGACGCGAAGTCGCGTTTCAACGCACAACCGCGTCTGCTGATCGCACCTGGGCACACGTCCAAGCAGCCGGTCGCGACGGCGGCTGACTCGCTCGCCGGCAAGCTGCGTGCGATGGCCGTGATCGACGGTCCGAACGTCGACGACGAGGCGGCGATCGCGTACGCGAAGAATTTCGGCAGCAAGCGCCTGTACATGGTCGACCCCGGCGCGAAGGCGTGGGACAACGCGACGAACGGCGAAATCGCACTGCCGGCGTCGACGTACGCGGCCGGACTCTTCTGCCAGACCGACGCGAAGATCGGCTTCTGGGCATCGCCGTCGAACAAGGAGATCGTCGAGATCACGGGCACGGGCCGGCCGATCGAATACCTCGACGGCGACGAGACGTGTCGCGCGAACCTGCTCAACAACGCGAACATCACGACGATCATTCGCGACGGCGGTTATCGCCTCTGGGGGAACCGCACGCTGTCGGCCGATCCGAAATGGAAGTTCGTCACGCGCGTGCGCACGCTCGACATCGTGATGGACGCCGTGCAGGCCGGCCACAAGTGGGCAGTCGATCGCGGCATCACGGCGACGTACGTTAGCGACGTGACCGAAGGGCTGCACGCGTTCATGCGCGACCTGCGGAATCAGGGGGCAGTGATCAACTTCGAGGTGTATCCGGACCCGCTGCTGAACACGGCGAGCCAGCTCGAAGACGGCAAGGTGTACTGGAACATCCGATTCACGGACGTCCCGCCGGCCGAAAACCCGATTTTCCGCTTCGAGGTCACGAACCAGTGGCTGACCGAAGTGCTGGATAACCAGATCTAAGGGAGGAACGATGATTCCGGAAACTCTGTACAACTGCACCGCGCACGTCGACGGCCGCGGATACGCAGGTCGCGCAACGAGCGTGACGCCGCCGAAGCTGAAGATCAAGACGGACGACTTTCGCGCTGGCGGGATGGACGCGACGGTCAAGGTCGATCAGGGCATGGAAGCGCTCGACGCATCGTTCGCAATGTCGACGATGGAATACGAAGTGCTGCGCTTCTTCGGGCTGGTCGATCAAGGGGCGTTCAACGCTGTTTTTCGCGCGGTCTTCATGGACCGCAGTGGCAAGACGAAGAACGTCGCCGCGTATATGCGCGGCATGTTGCATGAAATCGATCCGGGCGACTGGAAGCCGGGCGACAAGTACGAGGCGAAATTCTCGGTGTCGTGCGACTACTACAAGCTGGAGATCGCGGGCCAGATCGTGCACGAGATCGACATCTTCGCGTGCAAGCGCGTGATCAACGGCGTCGACCAGCTCGCCGAAGTCCGTAAGGGTCTCGGCATGTAATTGCCACGTCGACGTCACTCGTACGTCATGCAGCAAAGCTACTTTATTCAATCAATGGCGAGCCGACGGCTCGCCATTTTTCATTTCAGGAATCGCAATGGAAAAGGTCACGGTCCCGCTCACTTATCCGATCAAACTCAATGGCGTCGAGTGCGACAAATTCACGATGCGCCGGCCGAAGGTGCGCGACATGCGCGGTGCGCAGAAGCTCGCACCGAACGATGCCGAGCAACAGGAGCTGATCTTGTTCGCCAATCTCGCCGACGTCTCGCCCGACGACATCGAAGAAATGGACATGGCCGATTACGAGCGCGTGCAGGACGCCTACTACTCCTTTCGATCCGTACGCGAAGCTGGACCGAAAGACGCTCAAGGCGCTGGCGAATCGGCTGGTGCGTGAATACGGCATGTCGCCGACGTCGATCGACGAGATGACGGTCGACGACATGCTCTGGTGGTTGACGGATTGAGGGGGCCGGGATGGCGAAAGACTTAGCGCTTGGCATCGTGATCGGCGGGGCCGTCTCGGCGACGTTCGGGAAGGCGATCACCGATACGTCGTCGAAGATCGACGCGATGAAGAAGCGGGCGAACGACTCGCGGCTCTGGCAGCGCCAGATCGGCGAGACGATGCGCTTGCAGGACGAGTTCCGTCGCCTGCATTCGGCGGGCGACAGCGCGGCGGACGGCATTCGCCGCAAGCTCGACAGCAACCTGAAATCGCTGCGAGACGCTGGCATCGAGGTCGGCCGGCTCGATCGCGCGTATGCGCAGCTCGGCCGAACCGCTCGCGGGCTGGATCTGAAGGTGGCCGGCCGCGAGCGGCTGGCAGCCGGGCAAGAGGCTGGTCGCGGCGTGATCGGCGATGCGATGAAGCTGACGGCAGCCGTCGCGGTGCCGGCGACGATCTCGGCGAACTATCAGGCGATCATTCGTGACATCGCGATCAAGGCCGGCATCGCGCGCACGCAGCAAGAAGCCGCGATGGGGACGCGGATCAGGCGTGATGCCGGAGCGAACGGGATCGGCCGCAACGAGCTGGCCGACGCCGTCAACCAGATGGTCGCGGGCGGCATGGATCTGGATCGCGCGCTTAACTTCGCGCCGCTGGTTGCGAAGTTCTCGATCGGCCAAGGGGCGACGACGGTCGAGACCGCGAAGATGATCCAAGCGCTGCAGCAGAACGCGGAGATTGTCGATCCGAAGCAGATGTCGAAGGCGCTCGAATCGATCGCGTATCTCGGCAAGGAAGGGTCGTTCGAGTCCGTCGACATGGCGCGGTGGTTCCCGGTGCTGCTCGCCGAAATGAAGAAGATCGGCATCACGGGGCAGGACTCGGTGACGCAGCTCGGGGCGATGCTCCAGGTGCAGATGAAGACGGCCGGCAGCTCGGACGAAGCCGCGAACAACCTGAAGAACTGGTTTTCGAAGATCGGGTCGGGCGAGACCGAGCGCAACTATGCGAAGGCCGGCGTCGACTATCAAGCCAAGATGCGCGAGGCGATTGGCAAGGGCTGGTCGACGCTGGAAGCGTCGTTCGTGCTCGCTCGCGCGTACATCGAGCGTGTCGACCCGGCCAAGGCGAAGCAGCTCGCGGCTGCGGCGAAGCAGTTCAATTCCGAGATGGACCCGGCCAAGCGTCAGACGCAGATGGCCGCGTTCGCCGAGACGATGAAGACCGGCGACCTGTTCAACGACATGCAGGTCAAGGCGGCGCTGACGGCGTACATGCAGAACGCCGAGCTGTATTCGAACCTGAAGCGCAACGCGCAGCAGGCAAGCGGCGAAATCCAGAAGGATCTGGAGGCGCGTCGGGAGACGTCCAAACAGATCTGGAGCGAGGTCGGACAGCGATGGGACGACGCGATGCGCAGCATTGGCGACGCGTTGCGGCCGATCACGGATCGCGTCGGCGAGGCGGCGAAGGGAGCCGGAAGCGGCATCCAGTCCGCAGCAGACAGTGCCCCGAAGGCGACGGCCGCTGTCGTCGGCATCGCCGGCACGGTGCTGGCGGTGCGTGGAGCAAAGGCACTTTGGAGCATCGGTCGCGGCATGTTCGATATCGCGCGCGGGACGCTGATGGCGCGTGGTGGTCGAGGAGCTGCGGGGCGCGCAGGTGGTGCGGGTGGCGTTGTCGGGCGCGCACTGGATGCGATCGGCGGAGCTGCCAGCGCCGCTGGTGGCGTACAGCGCGTGTTTGTCGTGAACATGCCCGGAGGGGGCGTCGATGCGGGCGGGCTTGGCGATCTGATGGGGGGTGGTCGTGCCGGTCGAGCCGCGCGTCGCGCTGCAGCTCGGGCGGGGCGGCTCGGCAGGATCGGGCGGGTCGTCAACGCGGGACGTGCGCTCTTCGGCCGGGTTGCGCCGTGGGCTGGGAAGCTGGCCGTGGCGGGGACCGTCCTGAAGTTCGGCCTTGCGGCTCGCGAAGCATATGCCGTCGCGTCGAGCACCGATACGAACGAGCGGAAGGCGAGCCGTTTCGCCGGCATCGCCGGCAGTCTCGCGGGCGGTGTGATCGGCGCGAAGGTTGGGGCGGCGATCGGATCGCTCGGCGGACCGATCGGAACGGCCGTCGTCGGCGTGCTTGGCGGGGCTCTCGGGACGTTCGTCGGCGACAAGGCATTGAGCGCCATCGCGAACAAGTTTCTGAGCAAGAAACCAGACGAGGTGCCCGCGAACGCCGAAGCGGTTGCCAAGGCAGCGAAAGCTGCTGAGAGTCCGGCGGCAGACGCCCGCTTCGGGCCGCGTATCGATCAGAAGAACACGTTCGCGCCGGTCTTCCACGTGAAGATCGAAGCGAGCGACGCCGACATGGCGAACAAATTCCTCGCGCAGGTCAGTCCGCTGCTGACGCGGGCGCTGGACGAGCATCAACGCAAGGCGAACAGTCGAACGGCAATGTTCGACGCGCCGCACATGTAAGGAGGCGTCATGGATGTGATCCGCCAGATCACGGGTGCTGCGACGCAGGCAGGAATCGCGACCGAGCGGGTGCGCCAGATGGTTCGCATATTCGACCGGAACCGCGCAGCAAGCATGGCGACGGTCGACGTGCTGCAGCGTCTCGCGACCGGCAATCTCAGCAGCGCGGCCGAGCTGCTGACGGGCGCGACGAGCGCCCTGTCGGTGGCGTCGGATCTGTTTCCGCAGGTCGGCGCGGTCATGCGCAGCTTCAATGCGACGCAGGCGTCGATCGGCTCGATTTTGAAGGCCGTCGATGGATCGAATTTCCCCCTTGTGCGGGCTGCCGCTGACAGCGTCAAGTCTGCATTGGGCGGGGCATGGAATCAGTTCAATGCGGCGGTCGGCCTGAAAGACTCTGCGGTGATGGATCTGGTCAAGTCGACGGGCGTCGGCTCGATGCTGTCCGGTCTGGTCGACGGCGCGTCGTCGAGCACACCGCACCTGATGACGATGACGACGGATGCCGGCGACGCGTTCCACTTCAACCTGTCGACGGCCGCGCACGACAAGCTGCGACGGGCGACACGTTATCGCGTCGCGTCTCAGGAGCGCCTGAATCGTCAGGAGGCGCTGCAGCCTGTCAGCGAAGGGGGCGAGACGATCACGCTGTCGGGCGTCGTGTTCCCGTCGCTTGGTGCCGGCACGAAGCAGATCAGCCGGCTGCGTGCGATCGGTGGGCGGATGAAGCCGGTGCAGCT